GCTGGAACCGCTTAGCGTCAGACGACTGCGTGCTGGGACTGGACCCACTGCCCCGCTGGCCCCCTTTGCTTTGTGTCACCTTTGCGGACCCACTGCCGGATCCTTGGCCAGACTTACTGACCTTGGCATTGGACACACGGGCACGAGCTGGACGGCCCTTGTCAGTCGACACAGGCTTTTTTGTCTTCCGCTTGGAGCGGCTACTGGAGCTAGTTACTTTTGCCATAACGATAACCTTCCTTTAAAGTACAGAAGCAACGGTGTAAGCAAAGGCAGAGCCACCGGCAGCACCAATGGCAGCAGCGGACAGCACGTTTCCAACAATGTAGCCAGAGCCAGCGGTAGTAATGGTTACGCCAGTCACAGCACCAGAGGCACTGACCACAATGGTCGCCACAGCGCCTACGCCAAGACCACCCGTAAGGGCAACCGAGGTAATGGTTCCAGCAGCACCGCCGTTGTAGCCAGAGCCAGCAGCCGTGATGGTGCCAGTCTTAACGCCACCGTCAGAGGGCACAGAGCGGGCACGGCCAATGTTACGGGTGCCTACCACACGATCCGCAATAGCGATGGCCGCAATAGCCTCGTGGGCCTCAGCGACGGTGGTTGCTCCAGTGATACCAGCAGAGGTTTCTGCGGCAAGGGTTTCAATGGTCTGGGCTTGGCAGCGCCGACCAGGGGCGTTGGAGATGTCTCCGTAGGCGGAGCCGAGTTCAGCAGGTTTGGTAGTCATGATTGATTAAGCTGCAATGTGGTTGAGGACCCGGCTAAAGTTGCCAAGGTCAAAGGTGGGTTGTGTTACCCACCAGGAAAGCCAGTGATTAGATCCTTTGGAACGGTTGCATATCCGGCACGCCGGTACGAGATTGCTAGCTTCGTCGCGTCCACCTCGTACCTTTGGCTTGACATGGTCAAGGGTCAGGTCGTGGTCAGATCCGCAATATGCACATCGGTCCCCCCAGGAGGACTTTATGTCTTGTCTCCATTGACGTTTGGCTTCGGAAGAGGACATGGCAAGCAGCTCCTGAAGGTAGTGGTCTGGGGTCGGTAAGGGGGCCATTTATAAAAGAATGGGTTAAGCGTAGAGTCCTGGCTTTTTCATTTCTTTGTTGAACGACCGTTGTGGCCATTTCTGGCTCGATTCTTTGAAGGGGACTCCTTGACCATACGTCCGTCCCGGGTGTGCGAAAGATCGGCACCTCCCTTACCGGCAAGGCCACGGCGACGACGCTCGGTCCACCGTTCCTCAGACGCCTGCTTTACGGATGGCTTTTTATTTAGTTTTCGTTGGTAAGCGGCCTTCTTAGCAGCTGCCTTTGGGTTGGCTGCGTAGAACTTGGCTGACTTACCCTTAGCGGATTCCGCCACTGCGTTCCTCAATGAGTTTACGGATCAACCGAATCTCGTCGGTCATGGTCTGCTGGGCCCTTGTCTGGTCGTCCACGCTCTTTTCCAGACGCTTTTCGATCTGTTGGACGTGTGCGCTAAGGGACGAGCTTTGAATCAACAGACTAATGGTTGTGATTCCGCTCCACCCCGCAAGGGCAGCAATACCAGCCAAGATGGCCCCCCTTACCTGCTCAGGAATGCCCTGCTCATTACTTGATTGTTCTCGTGACATCGTCAAGGTCCACTTCGATGGATTCTAAGAGTGCTGCCAGGGGGGAACCTTGGGCGGGTAGGCCGGTGATGTTGTTCTTCGATAGCCAGTCAATGGCTGCCTTGATGTCAGCAGTAGGACAGTCAGGCCCCTGCTTGATGCGGGCAGCCAGCTCAGTGGTGACGAGTCGGTGAAGCTCGTTGAATTGGTCTTCGTTTGCCCTTTGGGCCATGACTAACTCAACTCCGTAATGTGAAGAGTCGAACTACCGCTGCCTTGAATGGCTGCAATCTGTGCATCAGCTGGCACGGCAAGGAACAACCGTTCCCCTGTATGTATGTAATGGGTGGAGGTTGTGGCTGTCTGCACTCCGACGCCAATCTGAAAGTGACAGTGGTTTCCGCCTGTTGGGGTTATTGAAATAAAGCGACACGTAGGGGACAGCGCCACATTCACACTTGCCCCCCCCACTGTAATACTACGTGCCACTCCAACCTGCAAAAAGGGTTGATCAGTGTTGGTTAAAATGGTTCCAGTGGTTGTCACACCACCTGTCGTTACTGAGGCCATTAGGAGTTTTCCTTGATAAGGTTGATTAGCTTGACCGGATAGGTCGGGTCGGTGGCATAGCCCTCACGCCTTAGCATGTGACAGGCCTCTTCCCAGTGGATGGCATTGTTGATGCCCTTGAAGGACCGATAGTCCTTGTACCAAAGGCGGATCAGGTCCTGGATACACGCCTCCGGCGTCTGGTAGTCCTTGAAGGTGTCGGTAATGGTCACCCACTTCCCGTTAAGGAACTCCTGTGTGACGTGTTCAGATCCAGGAAAGCCCTTGATACCAAAGAAGTTGTTCCTTCCGGAGGTGTGCTTACCCCATCCTGACTCAAGGGCCCACTGAGCAGCAACGACCTGGGGCCAACGAGCCCCCTCAAGGGTTGCTACGGCTTGAACGGCCTTCCAATTAGGTTGGTACAATGCGGCTTTTGCGGGCTCTTGGGTGCTTGGTTTGCCGGCCTCGATCTTGCGAAGGTCCATAAACCACCCAGTGCCTGGTCCGTCAACCTCCCACCGTGGAAGCCAGTTCTTAAGGGAGTACCGAGCGGCCTTACCACCAACACCACGCCTCGGATAGCCACCATTGACATTATCCAGTTCCCCGTAGGGGTCGTGAACAACGATGTGGGTGTCGGTTAGGCCGATACAAAGGACCCAATGCCCACCACCACGCGGCTTAGAGGCCGGTCCGTGATGAAGGAAGCCCACAGGAACAGGCAGGCCCGCTAAAAGGCGGTCCCTAAGGCTCTGAAGGCTTCCATTTTGAAGAAAGGTGGCCTTGACTTTGTACTCAGCAGCAGCCCGAACCTGGGCCAGGGCGTTGGTGGTGTCCCCAAACTTGAGAACGGTGCGGAGATAGTCGTCGTCCGCGTTCGCTCCAGATAAAGACTTGGGCCAAAAGTACTTAATGCCGGTGGCCATGGTGCTGGAAAAGCACATCCTATCTCCGTGGATCGTTCTGCTGTCACCTTGAAGGTAGTACTGGCCCACGTTAAGGATGATTTCCGTCATAGCCTGCCAATCTCCTCTTTAAGCTCTTCAATCTTGACCTTAAAAGCCCGAATGGCGTCGTCTTCCTTACGGAAGCCCTTAAGCTGGCCGATAAGGCCCTGGGCTACCTGAACAAAGTTGTTGCCCTTGACTGGTAGTAAGGGAATCAGCTCATCAACAAGAAATAGAACCAAAAAGGCGGCTGCCTCAACGGACAGCTTGATGCCAAAGAACTCAATCATTTGCCTTGACCTCTTAGTTGTTTACGGGAATGGTTTGGTAAGGACCGCATCCCCTGACCCTGCCTGGTTTTTTTGGGAGGGCCTTGTTTGTGGGGGGTACGACCAAGGGCTGTCTTTGATTTTACGGCCATCAGTTAGCCCAGGGAACGCCAGCAGACTTGGTGGGTTGACGCTGTTCATCAAGTTGAGCTTGAAGGGCAGCTTCGATCTCGGCGACCTTTTCTTCACCACCAAGCTTTTCTTGGACCCAGCCAATAACTTGGGTTTCAGTCAGCTCAGAGAAGGGAATCAGCTCGCCTTCAGGACGCTCCAGACCGATGGAGCCATAAGCACCAGCGGAATAAGCATCATCATTGGCATTGACGGTATAGTGAGCGGTAAAGACATAACCGTCGGTGGTTTCGCGCTCCAGTTGAGCAACGGACCAGGTGAAAGTGGTAGACATGATAGTTTTGGTATAAGAGAAAAAAAAGGCACCCCCGGTTTGGCGTGCCTATGAAAGGGTAAGAAGAGTCAAAGACTACTCAGCATCGGAAGGCTCTTCCACTGGATCGCCAACCTCATCCTGATTGCTCAGGTCAAGGCTGGCTTCGCAGTAGTCCTCCCAGGCGTTGGTGTCAAACATAGCAGTGAAGGGGACGACTGACCTTGGCTCAGTTAATACCAGCGTCGTTCAGTCGCTGCTCAAGGGTTTCAATCCGCTCCATTGCTTCCTGCAGCGCCTTGACCGCCTT